CATTACTTCCATCCGTATCTGCAAGAGCAGTAGTAAGATAACTTGTCATTCTAGTTATTCACCCCCTTTCCCTTCTTTAAGATTAAGATATCTGTTTCAGAGCTTCCTCTAGGAACCTATCTCTATTAGCTTCCCAAACTTTAGGGTCATTAATCTTGCTTATATCTGCTGCTGTAACCCCGGCATTAAGCCTATCATTCTGAGGACTAACTCCAGTACCGATTTGTGATTTCGGCTTACCAGCTTCTTTAGCTTTAGCCAACTCACGCTCACGAATAGAGATATACTCTCTATGTGCTTTTTCGGCACTTTCACTGATTTCCTCAATAGTGTTTCCACTAACAAGTGCAGGAATTATTTCATCACCATATTGAGCCAATACCTCTTTCTTCACAAGTTCCAACTGAAGAGTTGTAATCTTGGTGTTAGCTTCCTCAATTAAAGAACCCATTTGCTCTTGAAGTTTAGCATTAGATTCCTCTAATTGCTGTAGCTTCAATGCGGCTTGTTCTTCAGCAGAAAGCTTAGAAGTTTCATATTCCTTCAGCTTGTTTTCGGCTTCTTTTCTAGCTTCTTCAGCCTTACGAGCGTCTTCTTTATACTTCTCAAAGGAAGCATAGAGTTTATCCTTTTCTTCCTTACGAATACGTTCGATTTCGGCTTCTGCAATAGCTTTTTTATATGCCTCAACATCAGCAGATTTATCGTCTTTCTTCTCTTCCTTCTTTACTTCTTTCTTAGCTTCTTTCCCCTCTCCAGGGATTTCGCTACCTTCTAGTGCCTTTTCATCTTTCTCGTCATCGTTCTGCGACTCAAGTTTCTCGTCTAGTTCATCGCCCATTTTTGTCACTCCTTCCTAATTAATCGTGCGGTCCATCTGGATTAGAATCAGCATCATATGGATGCTCCCAATCTCTTTGTACAACTTTCTTCGCCCAAGCGTCATCATTAGCAGAATCGTCAAACGTATTTGGACGTAATTCACTTACTGCTCTATTAAATACGCCTTGCTGTGATGTATTCTTAGCAGATTTTTCAGGTTTGAAACTGCCTCTAGCCATCTCACCCCCTTACTTTCAGTGTCGTTAATAAACATATCGGCTTATTTAAATGTTTTGTTTAGTAAGATACTTTTTGGCCTTGTCTAGAAGTTCAATTGAATTCTCAAACTGACCTACTCCTAAATTACATTTGTAGCATAACAAGCCTCTTACTTTGCCCGTTTCATGGTCATGGTCAACCGAGAGCTTTTTAATCTTTCTCGGCAACCACCAAAATAACTTTACTCTATGCAAGGGAAAGAAGGTCAAATCATATCTTAGACCTGACCTTTTTCCCTATGGTTTCCTACGATTTCTTGACCGTTGAATCATTTGTCACCTGTTGTCCATGAACTTCAGGATTATTGTTTATAGCTTTTCTAGCCTTACGTTGTTTAGTAGTCGTTCCTTCATTTTTAGCATAAACGTCAGGTTTTGTCAAGTTATCTACATCACCCATTTGTCCAATCATTTCAGGTGGCATATATTTCTGTGCCAATTCTGTTTCAATTTTCTTCTCTTCTTCTTCCTCATCTTGAATCTCTTTTACTTTAGCAGGAATATCTCTTACTCCAAGACGTTCCATAGCTCCTTTCTTAGATTCAAGTTTGTTACTAAGCTCAGTAGAAATATCAGACAAATCAATACTTCTATCTCTAGGCAACAATGCTCCGTGGTCTATTTCACATTCATATAATACTGGCTCTTCTAAATTAGAAGAAATGGCTCCAGTATAGATACCGATATCAATGATTAGCTCATTAACTTTCTTAATACCCTCATCAAAATAAAATCTAACATCATCAGCCAACTCAATAAGCGGTTCAAAGTCAAGGGCTAATGAAGTAGCAGAAGTATTGCTAATCTTTCTTTCCCCTCCAAGAGACTTTTCAGGAATACCGGATAGCTCATGCATCCAGGTTTTAACATCCTTCAAGAAGTCTCTAGCAGCAGGAATATTGCCTTGGCTAGATAAGTTTTCTACTCTAGCATTAGCTGGCAATCCAGACCAAATCTTATTAGCACCTTTTTCAAGCTGTCTAGCCTTAGCGCCAAAGATTAAAGTAATAGGAGCAGCGTGATAATCTAGGATATCAGATACATCAGAAGCTTTTTCATTGAACAGTTTATTGCTGTCTATAACGTCTTCTACAATACCAGCACCGAAGTAACTACCGGCTTTAGGCTGATGAATCCCATGAACAATAAGAAGCTTATCAAGGGGGTTATCAATAACTCTGTCTTCTATAACTTCATTTTTCTCATTTAGTTCTTGAATGAATATTTTCTCCTTAGTGTGAATCTCTCTATAGATTCTATTCTCTAGCTCAAATTGATTACCAACTAGTTTGAAGTCCTGATAAGGAATTAAAACAATACAAAACTCCATCTCTCCTGTTTTTGAATTGTACTGAGGAAAAACATATCTAGGGTCTAGTGCAACAAGTTTTACATCTGATGGTTTTCCAGTTTGCTCTTCAGCATCTTCCTCCTGAGAAGGAAGCCATTGTGGATAGATAAACCAATCTCCAAAAATACCTCCAAAATCTGCAACATCATTAGTAATGCTCTTTAAACTGTTTGCTTTCCAAACATTTTTAACCCAAGTATCAATTCCATCCTCTTTTTGTTCTTCACTAAAAGCTATAGTCCAAGAATTTCTAAAAGCAAATCTTCGCATCTTCTTAACGAAGACCTTACAGTAATTAATAGTAACTTGGTCAAATCCTTCTGGAGCAGTCTGTGTCCAATGCTTGCCATCATAAAAATCCCAGCAGTTTTGGTATTTAGTTACGCGCTCAGAATGGTCTGGACCAAAGTTGAATACTTGTGCAAAGAATGTGCTTGAGTATACTTGTGAATCAAAGTTTCCAGGTAAAGCGTATGTCACTTATTCACCCCCTTTCTTTAATCTCTTTATCGTCTATTTTCTTGGCCTACTATAGTTTCGACCAAAAATCTGTTCCATATTATCTCTAGTAGAACGAAAGAAATCATTAACCGTTTCTTCTATATCGGGCATAACTTCAAAATAAGTACCAAACACAGCCAGCATCAAAGAATCAGGATAATCATCATGGCCTTTTTCTTTATCTACAGGGCAGGGATTCAAAAACTTACCGCTGTAGTTCTTCTTCAATGTCGTCATCTGCTGCTCAAACTTCTTAAACTTCTGTGTTTTTCTTACTGCCACATGAGCCGGAATAGTCATTCGTCTACTATTTACCTCTTGAAGCAAATATTTATACCCAATGTCTTTAGAGCTTGGACTAAACGTAAATGGAACTACATTTACTTGTGGCAACAATACGGCATATCGCTCTCTAATAGGGTCGCCAACACCTGTCGTATCACACACAAGAGTATCAATATAATAGTCACTCAAAAAGTCTATAACTTGAGGATATTGGTCTTCCCAATTATCTCCTTCAATCTCTAACCAATTCAAAAGATACTTTGGCATATTGCCTTCATCATCTGCTTCTTCCCAAATAGGTCTAATAACAGTGACAACAGTTGAGTCTTGTGTTTTTCCTAAATCTAACCCAGCAACACACGGCGTATCTTTCCATATTTTAACTGCCTTCAAAGCCTTATCATAGCATTTCTCGTCTAGCTGAGTTTTAGTAAACATCATACCCTTAGTAATAGGCCATATTAAACGATATGCCATCTTGAATTCGTCTGAATCAAAACCAAGTCTCTTAATCTCTCGCTGTATATACTTCTTATAATACTGATTATACTTCTGCGCGATGGTATAGTCAACTTCGAAATGCATTTGTTTAGACGAAGGATTCTTTAAATCGTATGCCTTGTTCTGTTCTATTGTATCATAAAAGTATCCAATATACACATCAGGAGTACCAGTAGTTACAACTGTAGCATTAACAGCGGCTCCCATAGGAAGAATAGACTTCTTGATTTTGAAGGCTTCCATATCTTGACATTCATCAAGAAGGATAAGATGATAGGTCTTAGACTCTACCTTCGAACGTTTACTACCAGACTGATAACGAACAAAAGACTTGTTTTGTAACCTGATTAAGTTTCCTCTAGCTCCACCACGCGCAGGAATAGGCATCTTCAGTTCTTCTATGAAGAGCCTCTTTGTATTATCAGTAGTGAAGATATCATAAATCCTATCAAACATAGTGATAGCCTGTTCACCAATAGGACCAAAACATCCTACCCACAGCCCTTTTTGAAACAAACTAAAGTTTCCAGGGAATTTTTCTGCTAGTGAAGGAAGAATTACCATACATGCCGCAGTAATCATAGCCACTATTTGTGTTTTTCCTGAATTATGAAGCTTCACTCCAGAGGATAAAAACCAGCCTTTTTCGGGAACGTTTATATCCCAAACTGGAGCTTGAATGCCCAATTTTTTAACGGAGTGAACACGGGCATAAGTAAGAACTTCTCCATCTTCTCCAGAAAAGGTCTTACTCTGTCTTATACGATATCTAAAAAATGGAGGGAAAAACTCTGAAGGAAGCAGTTCTTCGAACAACTCTTTAAAACGAACGTAATTAGTAGCGCATTGAAATATAAGAACATGACCAATCCAAACTTCATAGTTTCCATGCATACCTAATTTATTAAGATGCTCTTTATAAAAAGCTAAAACTTGTGGGTTACTGCTTTTCAAAACAATCTTCATTGTGTTAGGCTTTTTGTATGTTTTTCCATTAGTAAGAAAAAGTGGATAAAAGAAGCGAATCAATTGGTCTTTGGTAAAGTAGTTGATTCCTTCAGGCATTCCATAATCATTAAACTTTATGACATATTTAAGAAACGATTTAATATGCCCTGTTAGACGTAGAGTAAAACTGCTTTTCTTTATGGAATAGTCAGAGTCTAGAAAATACTTTTCTATAAGTTCTTGCGCTCTTTTATGACCAGTAGTAATTTTTACCTCTTCGGAGCCTTTTATATTAGCTACCAACCATCCTACAAGCTCTGCTAGTTCAGTGTTCATAACAAACACTTTATCTTTGTAAGGTATTTTGCCGTTACCAAACTTATTCCAATGGTCTAAAACAGCTACTTTGGTTCCTTTTTCAATGCATTGGGCTGGAGTCCATCCTTTATCAGTATAAATAGGATGCTCTTCAGTACAACGAATTACATGACCACCAAGAGTTTTAATCTCATACAGTTCGGCAGAATCTTTTGTTTTCCAGGCATCAGGATGTTGTTCAACATACAACACCTTACCTTCTCTATCCATAACAAGAGAACCTTCTGCAAGACATTGACGAGAAAATAGAGCGGAGAGGGTTGCACCCTCATTTGTGATGATACTTTGAGTAAGCCTACGAGCAAACGGAACTTGATATGGGTAGAAAGTAGTATCTCCCATATACTGAGCAAGGTCAACTATCTTGTCTATGATTTTTTCTTCAGTAGCCAAAGATAGTTTAACTACCGTTTTTTCGCTTGTCTTCTCCAATCGTTTTCCCCATGTTCCTCAAAGCTTCAATAAACATTTTCTTACTCTCAGCCTTGGCTAGTCCTTTTAAATCTTCATCAAAAATCCACAAGAAACCACATATGACACACTTATTTACAGGCATCTTATATGTATATCGTGTTATAGTAATTGTGTTGTAGTGTGTTTTTCCACATCTAGGACAGGTCTTCATATTCACTCCAATACCTCAAATAATCTACTATTGACTTTAATAGTTCTTTGTTTTCTTTAGTATACCCAATTACTCTATTACATCTACTACATAGTAGTCCTCTTACTTGACCTGTCTCATGGTTGTGGTCTACGTTTAACTTTTTAACAGTTCCGTTTTGGTGCTTTTCTGTCTCCATACAGCCACATATAGCACATACTCCAGCTTGCTTTTGTAAAGCAGCCTCATATTCTTCTATCGACAGACCGTATTTATACTTTAACTGGTAGTGTTTCTGTTGACCGCGATTTTTACTAAATCGTTCCTTAACGCTGGCGTTTAGTCTATCTCTGTTATTCGCTCTCCATTCATAAGTATAGGCTTTATGACAAGCTTTACATCTAGATGATAGCCCATATTTTCCTTGCTTAAATGGATAAAAGTATTCTCGTGTAGCAGGAAATTCCTCACCACACTTAGTACACTTCCTATTCTCCATTAAACAGCAGCCCTTCTGATAGGAATTTTAGCTTCTTTAAGTAGCTCTATCGAAGCAGAAAATTGGTCTTCATGCTCGTCAAAGGCTGTTACAATTTCTTTGATGCCAGCATTGATGATAAGTCTAGTACACATCAAGCAAGGAATTCCAGTGATATACATAATAGAACCATTGATAGCTATACCATGTTTAGCTGCTTGCACAATAGCATTAGCTTCGGCATGAGTAGACCTACAGAGTTCATACATAGTTCCATGAGGAATATTATGGTCTTCTCTGAAACAAGTCTCACAGTGAGTTATTCTAGAAGGAGTACCATTGTATCCTGTGCTTAGAACCTGCTTATCTTTTACTATAATTGCTCCATGCTGTTTTCTTAAACATGTTGAACGACTTGAAACTAGAACTGCTAAGTCTACAAAATATTCATCCCAACTAACTCTTTCCATTATTCCTCCGTTAAGGTAATAGCTTCTATAGGCACAGTAGAAATTCTTTGTAAAATAATATCTGCATTATCAATCCAAAGTTTTTTTACTCCTGCCCCATAATAAGCACCAGTTAAAAATTCATGTGCTGTTAAAGGAAAAGGAATATTATATCCTAAATCTCTAGCTAAGCTAGAGATATGGTATGCTTCTGGTTGGTTTTGTACCACAATATAACCACCCTCTTCAGCACATCTTTTTATAAGCTCTGTAGTTTTTCCTTGGCCCCTTCCTCTAATTATAAGTTCCATTATTACTCCCCTGAAATATACCAGCTACAATATTCTCTATCTAATTCACACCAATTATCATTAGGACACTCTGAACAAACTGGAGGACATTTGTGTTTATATCCTGGATTACAATTAGGTACTGGTTCATCAAACCCAATACAAGGCATTAAATCATCTATTTCACAACCACACTCTTCAGAATAAAGACCCGTATATCCATTACTTCTTAACCATTGTTCTACCATGTCCTGTATTGTAATCACTATTCACTCCATTCTATACAAGACTCACATATTTTATGCTCTAACTCAGGGTAATCAAACCAATAAAATTGGACTCTTTTATTACACCTTTCACAAGTAACCCAAAAAGAATGACGGTCTGCTGTTTTTGTTCTAAACCAACCATTACCATTTTTGTCTATAGCTGTTTCACTATTTATCTTGTGTAACTTCATCCCCAAACTCCTTAGTAAAAAATGGATAAATATCTTTTATCCCAAAATAATCATTCCATTTTTTATCGGCTTTCTTTCCATAGGACGTAGCAAAAGCTTCTTTTAGGAGAAACTGAAGCTTATCTTTAAAATACTCAATCCAATCATCAGGAACCATGTAACAAAAAGTTATTCGCACACGAACTTTGTTATAGTAAACATCCGAATCTCCTAGAATAAAATCAATATTTAGATTTTGTACTGTATAGGGATTGAACTCTACTTTTTGTAGAACAGACGCTACTACTTGAAAAGGATTAAAATATTGTGACATTTCTTGAGTATAAACTTGATATATTTCAAGTGTTTTATTGTCCATTGTAAATCTCCATATGTTTTTCAGCTAGTCTTTTAAAAGAGTGCTGTCTTATATACTTTATATGTAATACATCCCATAATGTAGCTTGTAATGCTGCCTTCGCGGTAAATTCCTTACTGTGGTCTTTTGGAGCTACCTTAATTACAAAATCAGGAGCATCCTGAAACCAAGGAATATCATTAACTATGACTGGACGCATAGAGCTTATTGCTGTTCTAAGAGCCGCACTCTGGCCGTATATAGGAACATCATTATACCACAACACTATAGCATCGGCATTATTCATCTTTTCGAAGAGAATATCTTCTGATAGCCATCCATCTTTCCTAGCGTCATGACCTTCAAAATCCACACCAATCTCTTTACAAGCTTTTTCAATAAAAGCATAGTCATTCCTTCCCATTCCAAAGCTAAATACTACAGGCGTTCTCTCTATAGTAGGAAAAGGTAAATAGTTATCAGCATTTATGTTTTGATTATGCGCTATAGAAATAAACTTATCAAAATTATGCCTAGGATGCTTGGAAGAATCATGAAAAGTAATCACTTTTTTCTCAGAAACACCGTTGATAAATGAATTAAATCCTTCTGGTTCATAAAGACTTCCTTGATATTGAACATGAAGTACATCAATAGAACCATTATACTTTTCAAAAGCATTCATCATATCCCATGCTTTTTCATAAGCAAAAGAAGCATCTTCCCCCCACCAATTAACACCAAAGACCTTAGTACCTACCCAAGCTCCTTTTCCAGTTATAGTAGAAGTAGATGCCTCTATAGCATTATTTAGAACTAAGAGATTATGACCCATTAATTCAAACTCATGGCATAAATTAGAGGCATACTGAGCAATACCGCACTTTGACGACCAAGTAGTAAGTATAGCTATGTTCATCTAGAATACTTCTTTACTGTTTTTTTAATAAGACAGCCAAATACAGCTTCTACATGCGGTATTGAAGCAGATGTTCCACTTCCATAAGTAACCTTTTCAAATTTTTGATAGTATTCTATTATATCCCAAAACATACAAGCACCTTCCATACATGGTTCATGAGTGAAAGGACAAAACTTCTTCAGAGTCATTTTTACTCCATTTCGTATAAAAACGAGATATTCTCCTTCTTATCTGGATAAACATAAATCGTAATTATTCCGTCAACAATTCTAACTTTTCTATGGTTCCAATAAGTAAGAACACCTTCCATAACTTCTTGAAGAGTAACGTCTTCTGTATCTTCAACAGGAAAAATTATACTAATTTCTCCCCTCATTTTTTCTCCTTTCTAAAAGGAAGTCGCTTGCATTGAAAACCTGCGGCTCCTTTATGACCACCACCGCCATATTGTTTAGCTATTATAGAAACGTCTATTTTGTTAGGATTAGAGTAAAGACTTACAGACCAGAACTCCCCATTCCAATAGAACGGCATAAGTATATCATACTCTTTCTCAAGACTATCAAAGAAGTTGCTATTACAACGAGGAAGATTTACAGCAAAACAGGAGTGTCCTCTAAATTTAGTTTCGAATCCAAGCTCCATAACACTTTTTGCCCAACCGTCTCTATACCTCTGCATTTCTCTTCCTGCATCAATTAGTTCAACTTCATAAGACCTATCTGTGGCATCGAAAAACTTATCCCATTCCTGTGACCAAGGCTCAAAAGCATGAGCAGTAAACGCTATCTGAAATAGTTTTGAAGAGTCTCCGTATCTAAAAGTCCATGTATCATAATCAGCAATCAATTTAGTAAAATACGGCGCTTGTTCTTCTGTTTTATCAGGGTGTGTATAAAGATATGTAAGCATACAACCAGCAGTACCATCAAGTCTTGTTCCCTTTATAGGCCAAGGGAAATATTCATACTTATCAATAGCTGTTTTATGGTGGTCAATCCAAGTAATGTTATCAGTTTTTTCTAATAAAGCTGTCATTTCTACTGGTTCTATAGAATAATCTACAAACCACACTTCTTCATCAGGCTTAATTATATCAAAAGGGAAAGCTTTTCCATAGTTCATCTTTATATAATAATCAGTGTCATTTTCCACTCTAGATGCCCAAACCCAAAATCCAGAGCAAATACCGTCTGCATCAGCATGATAAAAACATTTCATCTATCCTCCAATTATAGTTCTAGAATTTCCAACTTTTCTAGCAAGTTCTGTAGATGATTGTACCTTATCACCACCTACACCAAAAATCAACTCTATTCCTAGCTTCTCACAAATGTCATACTCAGGAACATTGTCTTCTTTTCTATCTCCACCATTACAAAATCTCATAGAGAAGTCTAGCTCACCAATATAATAAGGAGCAATCTTCAACAAAGCTTGACAAACAGACATATCAGACGGCTGTGGTTCATGCTCCGTAATAAACACATGGTCTACATATCTGATTGCCTCAAGAATCTCCTTACGTTCTTTTTGAGGCATAAAGATAAATCCTTTTTTAGCTATAAGCCAGTTATCATTGTTCAAGATAACCCAAAGCTCTGTACCATACTTTTTGGCCTCTTTGAGAAGACGTACATGCCCTATATGAATTGGGTCAAACCCGCCAGAGACTATTGAAATTATCGGCCAGCCCATTAAACCTCTCTTTCAAATACTAAATCGTAGATATCATAATGTGCATGTTGATAATGCTTAACAAATTTAAACCCTCTTGTTTTTAAATATGCTACAAGCTCATCATAAGGTTTTTCTCCTACATAACGGGGAGATTTACTAGCTTCACATATTATAACACCAAACCCTAAAAGAGTTCCAGTTTCTAAAACCTGTAATGAAGCGCCTTGTACATCTAAGACCAGAATATTATATCCTTCTTCTATCTCTGATAGCAATTTACAATCAACAGCTATCTCTGCCTTTAGTTTATGCTCTATCGGAGGAAGAATAGAGGAAGCATTGTTGCCAGCTACATAAAATACCCCTGTTGGTCCTATAGCCGCCTGTATGACATTATACCCCCTTCCACGCATAAAAGCAACACAATGCTCTAAAGGCTCAACATAGGTAAACTCTAAGCCATGTTGTTTATAAAGCTCCCCTTCTTCACCTAAATATCCACCAACATGAAGAATTTTTCCAGAGAGCTTGCTTACATAATCTGTAAAAACCTTATCCATACTGCTCCTTATATGTTCTATAAATCTCTAACCAGTGTAGATAGTGTTCTGGAGTATCAAAATCATCTGTTAAATCATCAATCTCTACAAAATTAGGCTGCATCGTATGTTCGTATATGTCATTACCTCTAGCACCATTCATATATCTTAAAATTTCCCAAGCACTATTCTTACCTCTACCTATTTCTTTCCAAACATATATAAGTAATACAGCCTCTCTAAATTTAACATGGCCGCTTTCTCTGCATATCTTTACAGCATAAATTTCTCCACCATGACCAGTTAAGGATGAAACCGCAAACCTGCCAAAAAACAAAAAATCGTTTACAGGAAGCTCTATTATTTCACGAATAGCTTTTTTAGTATAAAAAACATCACCATATAAAAATAAAGTTACTCCATCTGTCTTCCATAATCCCTTAGCTGCGTAAAACTTATCAAAGTTACATTCAGGCTCAAATCTAGTAGCTCCTTCTACTTCATGCTCTTCTTTATGAGAAGTTATCCATATATCTTCAATACCATTTTCATGAAGTAGACGCACTGTTCTATGTAAAATAGGTTCTCCATCTACTTCTACTAATTGTTTGGTTCTATTTCCCCAAATCTGGTTTTGAATGTCATTATACCAACGAATTGCTCGGCCATCACACATAATTATTGCTCTCATTTTATTGCCCTCATAAATAGTATTCCTGCTGTCCAAGGAACTCTCTCAACTACAGAAAAACCGGCCTCTTTTAAAGCTTTTGAAATACTTTTTTCATTAAAACCCCATTTATGAAGTTGTTCAACACAGTCTTCGTCTGCTCCAGGCTCTTTAGGAGAGCCATACATTCTCCATAAGGCTTCTTCTGGATTTTTACTATAGAGAGAAACTATATCATCCATATCTGGTACTGTTAGTTCTAGAATTCCTCCGTCTTCAAGAGCATTATACCAGTCTTTAAGAGCTAGTGGATATTCATATCTTTTTAAATGTTCAAGAACCATATAGCATCGAAGATGAACAAACTTTCCTAAAGAAGAGATGTGTGTTGCATTACAAACATAGTCACATCCTGGTCTTATATCACAGCTTTCAAAGCCTTTAAACTTAGTACCTTCTGGTCCTGCTCCTATATCTAGTTTTCTACCTCCAGGCATAATGCATGTATCCTCCGTGTTCTTCTTTATAAGGAAAATAAGAATGAAGCATGTTAATAATTTCTACTTTCTCATATTCAGGTATCAACCAATAGTGAAGTTCTAAAATAAGTTTTCTAACTTTAGTTAAATCTATAGAAGACAAAATAGAATACTCACATCCTTCAGTGTCTATTTTAAGACATATATCATCAAAGATATTTATAGAACTAGCTGGTATTGTATCTACTGTTATAACAGTAGTAAGACCGCGCTCATATTTACTACAATTACCGTAGTTCATAGTGTCAACATGGAACTCTAGTTTCTCAAGCCTATCTGTTACAGCAAGATTATGGGTCTTAACATAAGACTCTAAGTTATTAAGGACAACATTATCTTGTAATAAGGTAAAGTTCTCAGGAAGAGGCTCAAAAGCAGATACTATAGCTTGCTTAGAGGCAGCATAACAAGTAAAAGCTCCTATATGAGCGCCAAAATCAATCCAAAACTCTCCAGCTTCTACATCAAAATATTTAGTGTTAAGACCTCCACAAGCTTCTCTAATAATATTCCAATCAGTTGTCTCTGGCCTGTACTTGAACTTCAAACCTTTATATTCCACTTCACCTATTTTCATGTTCCTCCAAGTAGGATATTAGTAGCTTATGAGCTACATCATTTTTAATGTGACACTTATCCTCTTTAAAGTCTTGTGTTCTCCATAGAGGACGAACAAAATCTGGTTTATTATACCAGATATCAATGAAAGGCAATTTATCTCGTCTACAGAACTCTTCTAACCACATATTGAAATAGTCTGTAATCTCTTGTCTATGCTCTCTAGTAGCATAGTGAGGATACTCAAAATAGTTTTCCTGAGTACCTTGTGGTGGAGCAGCCATAATGCTTATGTTATAGATACGCTTTAAATAAGAGGCATATCCAATATAAGAATTCAAGGTATTAGTTATCAATACATATTCAGGCACTCCAGTTTCCATATGTTTATTGTAGATATGAATTCTACAGTCTATTTCTCCGAAGCAAAGAAAATATCTACTCTCTTTACCGTTTTGAAAAATTATCTCTTCAATAGACTTGTTTTTCTTCCATAGATTAAGAGCAGTAGCAGCGCCTAGCCAATGAGCGACAATGGATTTATCGCTCTCCCTTTCAAAACAACGAGAATGACTATCGCCTATGATATGAATCATACAGCCTTCTCTTTAGTGGTAAGCCATTTTCTTTGATAGACACCACCATTATGAATCTGTTCGGCTGTAGTATCTCTGCGTTCTCTTGTTGCCATACCTTTGTGCCAAACCTTAGACCTTGGAGCTATAACTACACGGAACCCTTCTTGACGAATGCGGTTATTCATATCCCAATCTTCATAGCCACCAATACCTATAAATGCCTCATCAAACAACCCTATTTTAAAAAGGATTCCTCTTCTAATAAGGTAACATTGTTCTTGACCTTCCATAAGGTCTTCTGACATAGGCCAACTATCTCTCGTATTGTATGAACAAACTTTACCAATCTCAGGATGTGCTTGTAAAACATCAATTAGTTCTGAAAGCCACGATGCTTCTCTGAATTCCATATCAGGATGAATCCAACCAATATAATTACATTCCTGACGAGACATAATATGTCTAAAACCGGCATTCATAGTTTTAGTAAGACTCTCATCCTCTGGCCTGTATAAAACAACAGCATCATAAATATACGGATTACTTTGGCTTTCAAACCAATCTATAAAAACTAGCGGAGAGTCATCCGTAGAACACATATCAGCAACACAAATATAGGTTGGGTAGTTAATAGTTTCTTCAAGAGTACAAAGCATCTTTCTTAGATTTTCTTCATCATTCTTAGTAATCAGAAGTAAACCAACATAATTATCTGTCATTCTAAACCTCGGAATTTCTTGTATCTGAAAAGGGGTTACACCACTGAACATTTTTGCCAGCGTATCCTGCACTACTAAAGGATGCTCCCCTTTAAAGTTTTGACAAACACTAATTCTATCACTAATTATTGTAGAAGGATTAACTCCATCATACCACGACGGTCTTCCATCAATTTGAACATATAAATTCCAACGTTTAAATACTTCTTCTTGGCCTCTACAATAGCCATAGTGAAAATATCTAATATTATGGTCTTTATAGGTTTTTCCAGTAAGCTTAGGAACTTCATGAACACCATTAATCCAAGAGAAAGTATTCGTTCTCATTAAAATACATTTTGGTTCTATATATTGATATAGCCACGGATACACCATGAAGTGATAAAAAGCTACCTCAACATTGTTGTATTTTTCTTCTTTCGTAAGAGCGCGAAGCCTATCAATATCCTTTTCGTGTAAGACCTCATCTGCATCAAGACGAAGAACCCACTCACTTTCTGTGTTTATTCTTGCCAATTCTCTAGCGGCTGCAAATGAAAAATCTTTATCTTCCCCTCTAGACATATCAATTATTTTTACTGGCTTTCCATCACCGTATATAGCTATATCTTCGTTTTGTAACTCAGAAAACTCATCAAGAATTGCCCTATTTGGGTTATTTCCTGGAGCCGTGTCTACAAAAATAAAAGCATCACATAAATCATAGCATGAAGCTATAGCAGATTTTAGAAAAGGCTCTTCAAATGGTCCTACTATCATATTAAGCGCAACTGTCATATTACCTCTCAATCATCTTAATCAAATTTTTAGCACAGTCTTCCCATGTTGGCTGTTTGATAATAGACACATCTTTTACAGACTTTTCATAATATTCTTTATCAGTGGCAAGACAAAACATTTCATACATCATTCTAGGCTCATCAATATTAGCCATATGTAACTCTTTTTCCTGTCCGTAAGAAAACCCACATGGCGGCATAGGTCCAAGACCAACCACAGGAATTTTAATTGCCCCAGGAATCTCAGCCAATGCACTCCAATCTGTTACCAACGTAGGCATACCAGTTGATACAGCATTTCTTGGAGGAAATGCAAAGCCCTCTCCACGGGAAGGATATAAAAAAGCATCAGCGTAATAGTAAAGCTTTCTAAGTTCATCCTCTGGTAGTGTTTTCTCTATGACTTTTATTCTATGGTCACTCTGAATTATGCGTCTAACTTGAACAGGAAGAAATCTTTCCCTAGTTTTAATTAAAAGCTCAACTTTTTCATTAAAGAAAGCATCCTGAAAACACCTTACTGCTGCCTCTATGTTTTTCCTAGGCTCAAGTTTACCCACAGTAAGAAATCTAAATGGTCTTCCTTCTGGAAACTCTCTCTTCATAGGAGCATAAAATTCTGAGTCTACCCCGAGAGTCAGAACAGATATAGGTACAGTGACTTTACTTTTCTTGAACATATCCTGGACAAATTGACTAGGCGCAATCACTGGCAAGCGTAGCTGATTTAATTTCTTCGCCCATACATCAGGACATTTATGTGCTTCATACATTGTTAGTATAGCTGCTTTCTTATGTATCATGCCAAAATCATAAACAGGGTACATGATAATTAGCTCGAAATCCGGCTTATTTGGCTCCATAAGCTCAATTGTCCTGGGCTTCAAACTCTCTTTTCTATACCAAATTTTTACAGGGTTTAGCCAAACCTTATGTCCTAATTTGTCCAGGGCTAATGCAAGGTTCTGTGTTATTTCACCATAGCCATCTCTAGCGTCGGCAGCCCCCGTTATTTTAATGTTCATTTAAGTACCTCATAGCACTCTCTAAAAGTTTAGGGCTATCTCTAAAAAGCCCTAGTCCTCTGTTACATCTATCGCAGAGCAACCCTCTTATTTCTCCTGTGCTATGGTCATGGTCTATAGCCAATCTTATAGTATCACCGTTCCTTTTAGTATTTTCCTGCTCTCCACATATAGCACAAACTCCTTCATGGTCCTCTAGAAGCTTTTCATACTCTTCTAATGTTAAGCCATATTGAGTTTTCAACCTAGACCTAAGAGCTATTTCTTTGTGTTTTTCTCTTCTAGCAGCTTCATATTTTCTTTTGTTTTCTTTTACTTTTTCTGAAGGAGTATACTTATAGTCAGGATGAGAAGCCTTCCATTTTTCATGAGCTTCTTTCTTTGCCTGACTAGCGTTCCATTTATCCTGTTGAGCTTTTACTTTCTCAGGATTTTTCTTACGCCAATTCTTAACTCTCTCAGAATTGATATTCAATCAGGACTCTCCAATGTTCCTATCTCTATTTCTTCAAATGGTCCTAGTTCTTTATTGTACTTCATGGCATCTCTCATAACGATATCGAGCTTGTTTAACATCTTGTTCATAAATAAAAATTCTTCTTTTGTAAGCTCTACTGGAGCGCTTCCAAAGTCAAATAACCAGCCGCCCTCTTTCCAGGCATTCCAACACAATTTATATTTCATTTGTTTTCCTCTGGTTGTACTGGAGCTTGTCCTTTTATGTAACCACAATTCTTACACTTAGCTCCCTCTGAAGTACCAAGCCAACTACCACAACCACACACAGGACAAATATCCTTATCTTCTTTCTTAGCCATTACTTTCTCCAATCTTCAAATGCTGTTCTCAGAAAATATCTATGTCTTTCATTCTCCCAATATAATACGGGGATATCATTTTCTTCGGCACAATTAATTTCTCCTATAGTGCCATCACTATATCTCCACATACCTTCTACTACAATAAACTTACAGACTTTTACTATTGCTAAATCTCCCTTTAACCATACCCAATCAGGAAGACTATATGCACCATTCATAAACTCAGTATTTAAATGAGGAACAATAGGAACCCACCCATATGCCCAAAGAAGAACGCCTATATCCTCTGCTTTACGAATGTTCTGCTTTACCATGTAATGAGTCTCTGCTCTATATGGACCAGCCACATAAACAAGGTTAACCCATTTTTCTTTTATATAAGAAGGCTCAATCCAATTATCTTGCATATCTCTTCCATATGTATTCGTGTTTTATAGCTTCTTGATAACTGTTGTGGTATTTATACTTAAATTTGAGCTTCCAATATGGAATTTGGAGTTTAAAACAAAACTCATCAAACTTACTAGGCTGATTGATAAATATTTTTTTGTAAAATTTGTTAATAGAGGATATTTCATCCCAAGCTTTTCTTTTTCTCATGTTTCCTCCCAATATTCCTCCAACTCAATACTGTTCCTTCAGGAACATAGGCTAATCCCCATATCTCAAAAGTTTTTAACACTCTCCATTTAAAATGACCATATGCATAGCTACGGAAAAGCTTTCTATGTATAGAAACAAGAATCCACCATAAATGCCAACCAACATCTTTTCTAACTATCTCATAAGCATCATTTAAACTATCTCCTGGTTTGCTTAAAACTTTTACCGGCCAGGGAAGTTTCGGCAGCGCATATGTTCTATAGTCAGAAGAAACCCACACAGTAGCATACTTAGAACCAACCCAAGTATAAGTTACGATATAGTTAATTCCTATGTCATTAGGCTCAACGGTATGCCTATAAGCTTCTATATGAGGCCATTCTTCTTTCATACTCTTAACTTTTCAAACTCATCAAGTGATTGATAGTTACCAACTTTCTTTGCCCACTCAGCATCCTTAGCTCCACGCCATACTTGACATTTAGTATATCTATCATCCTGACAATGAGACGGCTCTATGGTGTAGTTTGGAAAATTACTCATACCAATCTCAAACTGCTCATAGATAATTCCACATATAACCACATATTCATCTCTCGTAGATTTATGATATACCTCTTTAGCTGCTGGACATATAACGTTAGGCTTCTTCATTATTTCTCCTACATGGATTCTTCTCTTCATAAGTATTTGTTTCTTCATCATAGATATATCTACCACCACAAAGAAACATTACTTCTTTTTTCTTAGACCAAAACTGCGGAGCGCCATCACCCCACAGTTCTTTTTTCCAAGAAACTCTAGTCTCTCCACAACTCGGGCATTTCATTATTTCTTCTCCACTCCAACCCAATGATTGAACATAGCAATCATCTTGTCAGCATCATTTTTAATCACTAAGCAGCCCTGAAACATATCCCAAGACTCACCATCTTCAATTACAACATTATCATGAACATCAGAATTTACATGAACGATAACCATTTTAATCTCCTTTATCCACACTCTTCATAGCCACAGTTGTTACAAACTTTACAACCACTTTCGCCTATCATACCATAAGAACCACAGTTATAGCAATAACCATAGGCAGATAGCTCTTCTTTCTTTTCCTCTACAGCCTCATTGTCTTCATAGTACTCGTCTCCATTCTCCAGAAAAGCATCAAAGTCTAAATCTGCCATATCTAAAGCTTCTTCGAACGTAAAACCTAGAAGATGGGAAATAAGTTTAGGTAAACTACAAAAGGACTGCTGATTATACCAAAATATTGTGTCTCCATATACCTTATTACCTTGGCGAATGATAGACTCCAATGGTACATCATATTTCAAAAGTAGGCTAATAATTCTTCCAGACCATTCTGCTAACGCAGCTTCAGTTGGAGTAGACAAGTGACCAAGCCTAATAAAAACCTCAACCGGCTCTGCATGATACTCACTATAGTTGATAGTGATATAAATTTTTCCTCTTCCAGTATCTACCTTATGAGTCACTCCTACGGCTACTGGACCGCGCTGCCTTAATTTAGGAGGTTTGTTTTTAAGAACCTCAAGAAAGTCACATACCTTTTCATACTCAGCTTTAGGAATATAGTCAGTGTTATCTACTTCTATTGGCTTTTCAAGTTTTATGGTGCCGCCAGTAGCAAGATTACTAAGCGGTTGATAATCTTTACTACCATCACGATAGACAGTAATTCCTTTAAGTCCTAATTTCCAAGCCGTTCCATAAATAAATGCCACATCTTCCACAGTTGCCTCTGATGGAAGATTAATAGTTTTACTTATAGAATTATCTACGTGATTTTGAAAAGCAGCCTGCATTTTGAGATGCCATTCCCAATTAATTTTGTTGGCAGTTTTCATATAATTTGGAAAAACTAATCCTTGGCCTTTATCTATTGGGGAGTTAATTTTATCTTCATATGGTTGATAAGCCCAATGAGTTTCATCATATTCTCTATCAGCAAGTCTATGATGTATTTTCCAAGCAAAAACAGGCTCAATTCCTGAACTAACTCCTGCTATTCTAGACAGTGTACCAGTAGGAGCTACAGTAAGAAGTGTAGCATTTCTTCTATTGGTGCCAAGCTTAGAAAGCGGAAATTCTTCTTTTTCTTCGCCAAGTTTAGCAGAAGCACCATCAGCATGAAAGAAAATAAACGCCATTAGTTTTTCAGCTAAATCTAAAGCTTCTTGACTATCATAAGGAATCTGCATTTTAATTAAACAGTCTGCCCACCCCATAATTCCTAAGCCAATCTTACGAGCTTCTTTGCTGGCTTTATCAATCTCAGGAATAGGAAAAGGATTAACATCAATAACATCATCAAGAAAACGAACCATAGTAGGAATATCTTTTTCTAATTCATCCCAATCAAACTCA